AAATCCTTTACTCATCATTTTTCTGCTTTTGTGGTTGGAAAATGTAATATAAAATTCATAAGCGTCTTTGAACATTGATGCTTTTGCTTGTCCCTGTAAAACAAAGAATTTTACTAAAGTTCTCGGAGATGTTTCTAAATCTTTAAGTGTATATTTTTTCATAAAAAAAAGCCTTACTATGTTCTCAGTCCCTCCCTCGCCAAAGGGGGTTTTTAAACCGCTTGATGAGAGAAAGAGAACGCAATAAAGCTTCTTATCCTTTGGCGAGATTAAATTGTAAACTACTTGATACTATAAGTATAGCAAATGCTTTTAAAGTTGTCAATACCTATTTTATATTTGGCGGCTCTTTAGCTATTGACAAGATTAAAAATAAAGGTATTGCGTAGTGTATTAGTTTCGTGGTATAATGTTATTAAGGACATTTATTTGTCTGAAACTTTCCTAAGACATTGCAAGAAGTCGGAGAAGATAACTTAAATTTGCAAATCGGCCGATTGAGCTAAATCTTGGAAGAGTTAAAACAAGGAGAACACTTACAAAACCAAAGAAGCAAATATCATATCCGTTTAATCGGGTTTATTCGTCCTTGTGTTTCGTAAGAATTTTCCACATACTTCTGAATTAGTCTTTCGTCTATCTTTAAAGGTGTTAAAACTGATAGGGAGAAACTATATGGACTGTTCGGCGGTAGCTGGAAAATATAGCTGGGTAGAGAAACGGCATCTCGCTAGGCCCATAACCTAGAGATTGTGGGTTCGACTCCCACCCTTGCAACAAAATTATGTTTAGCTGTTCAAAATGTGGAAAGATAATAATTAAAGATAAGGACGGGCGGACATTAGTTGGCTGTCCTCATTGCTTAAATTTAAAGAAATGAAAAAGAAAAATAAAAGAAAAGCTATAAGAATAGGAACTCTATCCGACCTTAAAGAGAAGAAGGAGTTGGTTTTAGAACGGCTATTTGCAAAATAACTCGATAATATTGGAATTCTTATTGAGTTATACAAATCAATGATTTTTATATTTGGATTTTTTTTAGGGGTGCTTACGGTTTTGATACTATTTTTAGTATCTTATATTTTTGTAAGTCAATTAATATCCCGTTGGGGTATTCAGATTAAAGAAAGAGCTTTAAATTCATTAGCTAAATTAGAAGAAAAAACTATATCAGCAAAATTCGTTTTCCCTGATTTTGAGAAAGAAAAATTCCAAAAGTCAGAGGTAGTCGATGATTTGCTACAATAAAATGAAAGAATTACTTTTCAACACCAAAGAAAAGAAAGAAGCTTTTGACAGGATAATGGAAGGCTTTGACGCAACCGCTGACGCTGTTATTCAGACGTTAGGCCCGTGCGGACGCAACGTTCTGATAGATGACCCTATGCAGGTCAATATCACAAATGACGGCGCAACGATTGCCAATCATATAACATTTACTGACAATCTTAAAAATGTCGGAGCTAAGCTAGTTAAAAACTCCTCTGCAAAGACTAACGAAGAAGCCGGCGATGGTACGACAACTACCGCCGTTCTCTTGAAAAGCATTGTCCACGAAGCCTTAGAAAGTCCTGTTAATCCAGTATTTATCCGCCGAGAACTTCAAGAAGCTTGCAAGGATGTTGTGGCACAGATTAAAGAACAATCTACCAAGATTACTCTTAATGATATTGACAAGGTGGCTCTTATTTCCAGCGAGAGCGAAGAACTTTCCTCTTTGGTCACGACAGTTATCAGAAACGTTGGAGAAAAGGGAATGATTGTCGTTGAAGAGAGCAAGAGCTTTGAAACAGGATTTGATATACAAGACGGATATGAGATTAGTTCAGGATTTGTTAATCCATATTTCGTCACTGAAAACGGCAAAGCAGTATTAGAGAACTCCGCCGTTCTCTGCACGGCTAAAAAGATTTCTACGATTAAAGATATAGAACCGCTTTTTAATATATTTACCGAAAAAGGTATAAGTCAGATTACTATCGTTTGCCAGGATATTGATGACGCTATTATCGGCGTTTTCCTGGCGAACAAGATGCAAGGAAAGTTAAGCTCAATCGTTATCAAGACCAACAATCTTGATGACATAGAAGACGTGGCCGCCGCTACCGGCGCAACCGTGATTAGTGATGTTGGCGGAGTAGGACTTGAAAAATTACAGTTTGAACATTTAGGCTTAGCCAAGAAAGTTATTTGTTCCGAGAAAAAAACTTTATTTATCTCCAAGACAAAACAAGGTGAAGAGTGGTCAAAGAGATTACAGGACTTAGCAGATAATGAAGAGAATGAATACCGCAAAGAAAAGATTTTAAAACGTATTGCTAAGTTGACTGGTGGTATTGCTATCATAAAAGTCGGTGGAATGACTGATGCTGAAAGAAGCTATCGCAAAGATAAAGTTGATGATTGCGTTGGTGCTGTCCGCTCTGCCTTAGAGGAAGGAATTGTTGAAGGCGGCGGTATGACTTTATGGCGGATTGCTGATAAGATGAAACCTAAAAACACGGGTGAGGAGATATTGAAGCGAAGTCTTTGCAAACCCTTAGAAATAATTTGTCAGAACGCTGGCAAGAACTACACCGACATTGTCGTTAATATGCCCAAAGGAAAGGGATACGACGCTAAGAACGATAAATACGTTGATATGATAGAAGCAGGCATAGTCGACCCTGCTAAATGCGAAAGATGTTCCCTTGAGAACGCCGTAGGAAATGCCGGTTCATTTATTACTATTCATTGCTCAATCACAGACGAGCTTTTACCTATTAAATAATATGTCTATTAAGCCAACAGGCAAGAACATAATTATTAAATGTTCAGTCGATAAGATTGGAAACTTCGATGTCAGCTCCAAGGCTACGGCCAAAGAGAGCGGAGAGATTATCGCTATCGGTGATGAGGCGAAAGGCTTTGAAGTCGGACAGACTATCCTTTTTAAGGCGTGGGATATTTCCATTATAGAATATGAAGGAGAGAAGTATAACTTTATTCAATGTGATAGCCCAGCCATATGCGGTGTAAACGTATGACCTGCAACAATAGGACGAGTGTCCACGAAAATCAAATTGTAAATGAAACCAAAGACGGTCTTAAAGTGTTTTGTCATAAATGCAAACAGATAAATTACATTAAGCTTGATTGCAACGGCAGGTATGATAACAAGCTCTACGCCAAGGTCTTTAAGGGAGATTGTTTACAGCCCAGTGAAAACCTTTATTATAAAGACAGAGCCAATTTAATGTCCACTATATGAAAAATTTGCAAAACGAAGAAGCTTTAAATTATAAAATGGACAAAGAAGAAAAAAAGATTTGGGAAGGCTTGCCGTTAAAGAGATTGTTTTGCGTTAAAGGGGAAACTCCAATTGGACTTCATATATTTGGATATTGTAAAAACTCTTCAAAGAAATGGCTTTGTAAAAGTATTGATAACGTTGAAAAGAAAGAAACAACAGAAAATGATTGGGTTAAAACTTTAAAATATATAGAGATTTATGAATAAAATTAATTTGACCTATGAAATTACTTAAAACTTGCAATAATTGTTTAAACAAAAAGTGCAACGGTTTTAGCTATCATTGTTGGAAAGTTTCTTTAAAAGAGTATTATAGAAAAAAAATAGGAAGACCTGTTTTCTATTGGTTGATTGCTAAAACAAAAAATGAAAATCTTAGAATGATTATTGATAAAGTATTATTATGAACAAAGATAAAAAGATATTAATGAGCAAGCGAATGTTAAAGAAGGAACACGCTCGCATAATCCCTGAATTGGAAAAGGCAGGTTTAACTAAGGAAGCTAAAAGACAGAAGGAAGAAAGTAAAGAATTTAAATAATATTAAATATCTAAGATTAAATAAAAATTGTGCAATATTTGGAATATTTATATTTTTTGTCAAAAAGAAAACTGAGACTGTTTTTTAATAATTACTCAGGTAAATATAAAATATGTTCTTGGTTAAGAGATTTTTGTAGTAATGATTTTGCCTCTACTTTAAAAAATAGATATTATAGGACAAGAGTTCACGGATTACCATTAAAATAAGTAATATTAAATAAAAAATATACTTTAAACTATGCCTTTTCAGAAAGGACAAGTAGCAGGACGAAATGGCGGGCGAAAAAGTAAGGCCGAAGAGTTTAAGTTAGTCATTGCAGATTTGAAGGAAGACATTGAACAAGATGTTATAAACAAATTGGCACGCAAAAAAATATTTCAAGTTTTGGAGCAAGGAAATGATTATGGGACTTTAAAAGAATTTACCTTGCCTATTCTTATTAAGTCTATGGGTGATAAAATAGACCATACCACAAAAGGAGAAAGTTTAAATAAGTTTACAGATGAAGATATAATGTTAGCTCAACAAATCAATGCTCAACGTAACGCCAGAACAAATATCACGAGCGAGGGAAGCACTGCCGGCATTGTGGGCGGAGAAGTATCAGATAAGAAATGAATCGGGCATACCCTTAGAGTTTAAGCATAGAATGTTTCTATGGGATATTCTAAATGACCTTAGCCCGTTACAGGTTCAGCTAAAAGCACCTCAAATCGGAATGACGGTAACGAATATCATCAAAAGCTTTTGGGTGGCTAAGAAGTTAGGCAAAGATATTGTCTATACACTCCCGACAGCTGGCGATGTTAATGACATGGCAGGCGGTAAGATTAATCGTCTTATAGCTCAAAATCCTGTATTGAAAGAATGGGTTAAAGACCACGACAGTGTTGAACAGAAAGCAGTAGGAGAGAATATTATATATTACAGAGGTTCGTTTACAAACAAGGCGGCGATGATGGTTTCATCAGACCTTAATATTCATGATGAAGTTGACGCTTCTGACCAATCAGTCATAGAGCAATACGAAACACGCCTTCAAGCTAAAGGTTCAGGTTGGCGGTGGTATTTCTCACACCCTAGTGCCGAAGATTATGGAGTGGATAAATATTGGAAACAGAGCGACCAAAAGCATTGGTTCATTACTTGTCCGCATTGTGGAGAAGAACAATTCTTAGAGTGGCCAAAGAGTATTGACATAATTCGAAAAGTATTTATTTGTAAGTCATGTTGTGGTATACTTAAAGATGAAGATAGAGAGAATGGACGCTGGATACCTAAGCACGGAAAGAAATGGCAAGCAGAGAATGGAATAGACAAACCTTTTAGCGGATATTGGATTAGTCAATTGATGTGTAGTTGGATAACAGCCGAGAAGATTATTAAGGACTACAATGAGAAGAGTCCTGAATACTTTTATAACTATGTTCTTGGATTACCTTACGCAGGCGGAGGAGGCAAGCTAACACAGCTTAATCTCTTCCAAAATCTTACCGGAAAGAATGATGTAGCGATGAACGATGAGAGAGTTATTATTGGAGTTGATACAGGCTTTAACATAGATTATGTAATAGGAAACAAAAGACTTGGACTTTTTTATCACGGCGACACCAAGACTTATAATGATTTAGACGCTTTGATGAGAAGATGGCCGAAAGCTATCGTAGTAATGGACGCAGGAGGTGATTTAGTCAGTTCAAGCTTGTCAGGACGGCCGAGCTGTAAAGAGTTTTATGAACGGTGGAAAGGGCGTGTTTTCCTTTGCTACTTCGGTGGCAAGAAGATTGGAAGCACGGCTGAATGGGGTGAGGGTGAGAAGTTCGGTCAGGTGAGTGTGGACAGAGAGCAGATAATCCAGTGGGTAGTGGACGAGTTCCGAACCAAGAGAATACCTTTACAAGGAAATCAGAATGATTGGTGGGATTATTGGATTGATTGGAACAATCTTTCTCGTATCAGTGTCTTTGATAATCAAACCAAAGCAGTCAAAGGTTTTAAGTGGGTGCGTAATGGACGCGACCATAGAGCCTTAGCGACTACGCTGTGGAGAATAGGAATAGACAAGTTCGGAGAATGTGAAGCTAAATTTATAATGCCAGAGCAAGGAGAGTTTGCCCAGCAAGGTTTTGAAGGAAATTAAAAGACATAGGCCAGCAGTCCAGCTGTTATCTTCAATGATAACTGGCCACAAAAACGTTTATGTTTGCTTAAGAGGCATAACGATAAACGAATGAGCGAAAAAGATTTAAACAAGCAGGCTTTTGCAGAGGTTGAAAAACAACTGCAAGACCAAAAGATTGCGAAAGTCAAAGAGTATATCCTCCAAACCTTGAACTCTATTGACATTAAGAAGAACGAGAAAGCAAGGATTGAAGAGTCATTGCGTATTCTAAATCTCGACCTTGAAGACTTGCGTAATGGCAAGTTCGACAAGATTGAAGAACGGAATAAGTCAAGCCAGTTGGCGCAATCTATAAGTTCCTATCTCCCGATTGATATGCCTTTTAAGGTTATTAATTGGCCAGAACTAACTAACGGAACTTATCAGACGCAATTCAAAATCTGGTATTTTTAATAAAAGTCCTCTTAAGCACACGTAAGCGTTTTTTTATATGGAAATGAATACAATGCAAGGCGCGAGTGCCATGAATGCCATTAAAGGCGTGGAAGGTCTTTTTGCCGATGTCAACAAAGAGAAGGGCAATCCTGCTGGCGGTCCGAAGGTAGCTGATGAATATACAAGCAAGATGAGCGACAGTGAGATACTTTCGCTTACTTCGGCTTGGACAAGGGATTACGCTGGTTATTATGCTAACGTTGAGAAGTCCCAAGAGAAGGCTTTTAACTATTGGCTTGGTAAGCAGAAGGTCACGAGTGAGAACACTCTGGAAGACAGGGATATGGTCGTCAATCATATTTTTAAAGCGGTGGAAACATTTTTGCCTATCGCTACTCGCGCTAATCCCGACCCAGTTGTTAAAGCTGATGGCTCGCCCGAAGGCCAAGCACTCGCCAACGATGTTAAAGAAGCCTTGGT